TAGCAGGAATTTTATAGAAAGATTTCTCTGTCTCTTTTAGTCCTCTGTTTGGTAATACACAATCAACTTCCTTCTTGATTCTGTCCATCTCAACAGTTACATTCTCTACTAACTTCTTTGCCTTCTCTACGTTAAACTTAACTCCTGTGTATGCTTGTGCTTGGTATAAGAAATAATCCTTCTGTATTTGCTTGAATGAAGGATGAATCCAATTACCCACACCATACATCTCTTGTGCTAATTTCCACAGTTTATTGAATACGGTAATACCGGCATCAACGTCAGCATCACAGTAAGTGTCTATGTATTCATTGTAGAAGCTAAACTCAAAACCTTTAGGTGAGTCTTTAGGCATCGCCCCTGTTTCAATTAAATGCTTTCGGTAATCAATCTTCTCATTATCATTACCACTTGATAAGTAAGCTAATGAGTGCGATAAAGAGTCAGGCTGTAAGTATTGGGAAAGAACTAATGTATCAACAAACTGAACGTGTTTAGCCCCTAGCCAATCTTTCCCTTTCTTTCCTACTTGTGGCTGTATGCCAAAGAATTTCCACAGCATCCATGTATCAAAGCCCAATCCATTATGCTGCACAACTAAAGCACCATCTTCAAATGAGTTTATCCATTCAAGTATTTTAGTTCGGCAATCTTCTCTAAATGGATAAACACTCATTGAGCGAGTGTTATCAAGAGTTTTAAATTTGATGTACCAAATCTTTTTTGATTGTAAGTAGAATCCATCGGACTCTAGGTCAAAGTACCAACCGTTCATTTTCTCTCTCTCTCAAATAAACAAAAAGGAAGCTTATCACTCCCTTCTTAGATTTACAACCTACCTTTATGCACTCAAAGCAAAGAACTTCTCTTTCACCCTCTGACTGATATACTTACCAACATCTTTCGGTTCTAACCCATTAGCCGCCATTGTATCAATTTCTTCTTTCAACACATCGTTCATCGCCCACTTGATAACCTCACCAAGCTTTTTAATGTCAACACTCTCACCATTAAATACATTCTCAATAGCTTGATTGAATCGGCTATCTGTCACTACACTATCAGCAAACTCAACAGCACTACCAATCTTTTCAATATCAACGGAAGCTAATGTTTTAACCTTACTAGAGGAATGTTTCTCACCTTTCACTTTGAAGCGTAGCACTTGATTGTTCCATTCTGCTCTCCACACAACGCCTTCGCCAATTCCACTAACTCCAAAATACATAGCGGAAGGACACTCACGCTCTACGGACTCTGTTAATAAAGCCAAGTCGTTTTGAGATAACTCTGGCTTGTTAAAATCAATACCGAACACATACTTAGCGGCAAAGTCTATTGGCATAATTTTATTATGAAAACTTTCATACTTGTCACACGCATCAGTAAACACACAAACAGCATCCCACAAAGATTTATCACCTTTCTCTCTGTATACGTCGAAAACATAGAAGGCTTTGTCAATTTCAGATATTCCTACGCCTTTTTGCACCCCTTTCCCTGCCCACTCGCCATACACATAGGTTGTCTCCCCTCGTTTTGCAATAGCTTCAAACACTTTCGTAAGATGCTCTCTATTACTTTCCACCCAAAACGCAAAACCAGCATTATCTTTTTCAACAGATAAGATACGCTCACGGCTTTGACACCACAACCCATCTTGCTTGCTGTAGCCGATAGCTGCATTAGTTCCGTGTAATTTCACTGTACCTGTGAATGTAATTGTCGGTAGTGGCCGTGTGTAATCAAAGATAGGCTTACCTTCTCCATCTTGCCCTACATAGCTACTTGTATCCTTCACTTGTTTCACTACTGAACGGAATTGTTCGATGGAAGGAAAGCGTTTAAATGTTTTCATGGTTGTTCTCTCTCTGTTTGTTAATGTTTAAGTGTTGTGATACTACTTCCTTGTAGTCTGGTTGTCAATTAAAATGTTGGCTGCTTAACCTGTGTAAAATAATACTCTTTATCATACAAAGTGTGCGTCTCATTCTCATAGAAAATCTCACAAGCTAACCCTGTAACTCCCGTATCGCGTGACTTCAACAAATACACTTGTGTAGTGTTACGTTCAACATCATCCTCTGCTGTTTTATCCCTCTGGAGAGAGATGTTAATACCTGCACTACGATATTGTGTGCCACTGCCAATAGTGGCTTCCTCTGTTAAGAATGCACCTTGACTAGCAGCTTTCTGTCCACCACCTGACTTACGGGTATGGCTAATGTTAATCAAGATACAATTATACTGTTTAACAATGTTCTTCTGCCAACGCATATACTTATCAACATCTTCTATGCTCATCCCTGCAAACACATCACTGATAACGTCAAAAACAATAACCTTAACGCCAAAGGATGTAATCAACTCCTCAACGTGGCTTTGTAGCTCACTGTAGTCACCTCTATCATCTAGGATGTACATACGAGGGCTGCCATCTTCATAGCTGAACAACTCTTTAGCACAGTTTTCCATGTACTCACTTGTTACAACAGAGTGCTTCTCTTCTTTGTTGCTAATCAAGGCCAACTTCTTACCTGCATAGCACGACAAGAGGTTTTCGCCATAAGCTGCACTATCAGCCTCAAGTGACACCACACTTGTTAAAATGTTACACTCTTTTGCCCAGTGGATAACGCATTGGTTAATTAAACTGCTCTTCCCTGACCCTGACCCCGCAAGAATGTTAACAATAAATCCATAAGTGATACCACCTGAAAGCATCTTGTTAAGCTTCTCAAGGAATGGCGGGAATGGTAAACGCTCTAATAATGAACGCTGAACAACTTCTTTGTAAATCTCTGTGCTTGCCACAATACCCGCAGGTGTGTGCTTCTTAGCGTTGTAGAAGTCTGTAACGAACTCACGCTCTTTACCTTTGGTTAAATATTCATTGGCATCTTTGTATCGTGGTGTCATTATATAGACCTTACCACGCGGCAACAAAGGTGTAATCTTTTCTACTGCTGCCTTACCTGCTGCATCTGAGTCAAAACAAAGTACAACTCTTTCAAACTTATCTAGGAACTTGTAATTACCTTGAATCTGTTTACCACAACCACTTTCACCTACAGTTGGTGTAACACAAGCAACACTATCGTACTTCTCACCATTACCCTTACTAACCTGATAATCCCTCAACATCTGAAAAGCTGATAGAAAATCCACTTCTCCCGCGCATAACACTACATACTTACCACCATTCACAAATCTAAAACTACCAATCAAGTCACACTTACTACCAACTTCCCCTACAGGATGAGAGAAGTCCTTTGGAAACAGCCGTGTCTTGTAGCCAACATGGGCGTTATCAATCGTAGTAGGAACGAACTGCTTTATTGGCAAGCCTGTCTCTTGAGAACATTCATAGACAACACCAAAAAACTTATTAGTTTCAGGACGGATGCCGCGCCATGTTAGCTTGTGTGTTGTACCTTGTTTGATACGTTCTTTGCTTTCGTTGCTCATTTCTTTAATGTCGTCTAACACTTCTTCTTCCTCACTGGGGGTATAATTTTCATCACCATGTATATGATAGCCACAACTAAAACAATGCTTACCGCCATCACTGTAGTTTGCTAGGTTATCTTTTGATTTGTCGCCACCTTTTTCAACACACTTAGGACATTGTGACTTGAATTTAAAAAGTGCCATAGGCTTGTTTCTCTTTGTTGTTTAATAAAATTTTTAATTAAAAGGAAAGGACAGCTATTCACCGTCCTCACTACAGCCCAACACACTAATCAGCTAGCCGCCACTTAACAATATTCCAATACTTATCGTTTAGCACCCAATCACACTCTTCTGCTAAAGATATGAACTTCTCACCATCTCGACGTTTAAATTTCACTTTAGCGTCTCCATCGACAGGTATCACACCTGTATTCTTTGTCCACTTACTTTTAGGTTTCTCTGCATCTTTAAGCTTCACCTTATAGTGTGTAATATTAACACCGTCTTTATCAATATACCAATCACCATCATGCGGATTGGTAATAACAAACTTATCACCATCACTCCACTTGAGCTTGATCTTCTGCTTACGTTTCAATCCTTCTGGACACTTACCTGTTGTGTTCTTAATCCATTCACTCCATTTAGGTTGTTTTGCTTCTACAGATTCAATAATATCGCTCTCAGCTACCCACAAACCTTTCCCTTTCTCTTTAGCTAATCCTTCACAATCGTGTGAACAGCCATTATCCTTATCACATTCTGTGGCATACTCGTCGTAATCGTAGTTATACCCAATGATAGTTGTATAACCAATATAACCTGAACGGTCTACTCGTACACGTTGACCAAGCTCAAATTTAGAGCCTTCTGGTAATAATGTCATTACGCCTTTGCGTTTTACCTCTTCCACTTTCTTTTCTTCCTCAACAACATCAGCAAACACCCAATCACCGTGACAAATATGGGCGCATTGTTCCTTTAAACACAATCTTGTACCACCGTTATCGTCTTTAAGGTTAAAAGAGTCCCCATCTTCATTAAACACATCATACACCTTGTGTGGTGTCACTGAACCATTAGTTGCTTGGCCTGTAAACCATGCTACACGTTTAGTCATTTTGTCTCTCCAAGAAAACATTTATATTGATTTTGAACAGCAGAAAGTACATCTGCTTTATTTACAGGGTAGTCACTAACATACCCCGTATTTTCGTTAATTGTAGGGACAACTAAAGAGCTTGTCAATACATAATCGCTACAGATAATACGATTAGTACGAATCGTTATACCGATAAAACTCACCTTCTCCTCCAACTTCGCTACCCACATTCCACACAACATCGTCATTTCCGTCATTTTGATGTGTCGTTGCATCAAACTTTTCATAAGCTATTTTCCTGTTCCAAGAGGGAATTGTTTTGCAAATATGCAATATACCGTTAATTTCATACAGGCTTGCATGACTACGTTTAAGTCCATCCTTGTTACAAAACGGACAATCTTCAAAATACTCTGTTAAGTGTTGTGCTAACATCACAATATCCCTGTACTTAATAAGTTAAGCTGAATAACACCCGTAATACTTGCACAGATTACAATAATCACAAAGCTAAACAGAATATCTTTTACGACATCTTTACATTCACCTTTTGAACACCAAAACGTAAGTTTTAGAATGTCTCCAAAGAAGAAGAATGTCGCTAATAGGCCAGCCAAGAAAGCTAACATTTGAATAATAATCATCTCATTCACCTTTTTGTTTACTGTTTAAATATGAAGCTACAACCGCTTCGGTGAGACTACTATAGTCTTTATCGCTTATCAGGTCAACAACTAAATCAACAATTTCTTTACTAGAATCTGTAGCTTTATCATTCCAATAAAGATTACGGATTTCGTTCACATAGGTGCAACCACCTTGTCTCTCTAATTCAACCTCTACAACAAACTCTTGTAGCTTCCATTTAATACTGCCAACCCAAATAATTGTCTGGTTTATTTCATTCATTTTACACTCTCCAAAATACGTTTACTACCAATATCAAAATAGTTATCATCTCGTTCAACACCAATGAACTTACGATTAGTATTCATACAAGCGACACCTGTAGTTCCACTGCCGAAAGTGAAGTCTAAAACAGTTTCACCTTCGTTAGTGTATGTTTTAATTAGGTATTCCATTAAGGCTACAGGTTTTTGAGTAGGGTGAAGTTTATTTTTATCACTTTTGATTATCAAGGTTTGTTTTGGATAGTTAGTGTACTCTTGTATATATTCAGAACCTTCAGTCCTTAAACTTCCTTTTCCAGCACTATCTTTGATATTTGTTCTTAACGACTCACCGCCAACAGACTTACCATTCTTCTTAACTTTAGGGTCATAGATTAAACCTTGTGGATTATAAGTAGGTGGCTTTTTATAAAAAACAACAATATCCTCAATACAACGTAACGGTTGTTTTTTTGCATTAGCAAAACCCGTAATTCTCCCTTTATCCCAATACCAAGTATATGAAAATTCTCCTATATTAGACATTATCAAAGCACTTGTAAAGGGTTGCGAGGCAGTCATCACAATAGCACCATTAGGTTTAATAATACGTTTCAACTGTTCCCACATCTTATCTAACGGAATAACACTATCCCACTTACAAGCAGTCGTACCATAAGGTGGGTCTGTAAGAATTAAATCTACACTACCTGATTCAATCTCTTTCATTCGTTCTAAACAATCGCCTTTCATTAACCAAATGTTGTTGGTTTTAATATCATTCATCAAAAATACCCCAATAAATCACTGTACATAATCGGTGTAGCCCAAGTTTTACCAACTTCTAAACACCTGCCCTTAGTCCACATCATCACATGTCTGTGCGTATCCGCTAAGTCGGGGTTCTTTAGGTTGACATTACTCAGATGCTCATCAGTATATAACAAGTAATCAGCAAAAGCCGCAGCACTATTAAACACTTTCCAATCTTTTAGCATCTCTTGTAATGTTACAGTACAGCCTTTGTCATCTCTAGCTAGAATGAAGTGTCCGTCAATGCTTGGTGTAGGGTGAACATACTTCACTATTCGTAATACGTCTTGACCATTGGTGTACAAGCTGTGTAGGTCATTCATATTGTACTCCTAATCTGTTTCTTCAACTTGGTAGTTCATTAAAGCCTCGTATGCACGAGGGTCTAGTTTGTGTTTGTATTCGTTAGCAACTTCTTTGATGTAAGCTTCTTTGAAAGATTTATAAGCAACAAAAGCTTCTATGGGTGTGTCAAAATACCCGATATGTTTAGTCAATGCTGCCTCGCCAACGCTGCAAGTGGCTGAAAACTTAGAACTCCAATTGTTCCAGCATACTCCTAAAGGGTGTTTACCTCTACTCTTATCTCTCCTAGTCAGAAGCTTATTTACTCTTTGTGGAACAAAAACACAAGTATCTTCACTGTATAATTTATTACCTTTGATTAGCAAATCCTTATCTAGCTGCCAGTAGTTTCCTTTCTCATCTACACTTTTAAAGCCAACCTGCTTATTACACCACTCGTAAAAGAAGGTGAAACTCTTAAAGCTTTCAGAACAAGCAGTGTCAGTATAAGTCGGGTGCTTCTCTTGATATGTTGCGGCACATCTGTGTAGCATTTCGCTCCACAGGGTATATTCTCTTATAAGTTTTCTTCCGACATTACACTGGTAAGTATTTCCTTTTGTCCCTATACCGTAAACAAGCTTATTTGCTTTGTGCATATTCCACTCCCATTTTTTCAGCATACTTCTCAAAACTAAACATTTCATTCTCCTCTCGTCGTAACCACAAGAAAAAACACATCTCTTGAAGTCTTTGTTTGTAGTCGTTAGGCCAAGATGAAATGTAAGCTTCAATAACAGCGTTTAACATCTCTTTGCGACCTTTGCACTTACCCAGTATAGCCTCTGCTGATACCTTGCCACAGCCGCTTGTTTTACGCATTCCGTACTTCGTTTGTATCTCTTTAGTAAGATACTTAATTCCATCTATATTATCTACGGAATCCCCCACCAAAATTTGAGTACAGAACTTCTTAACCATCACATCGCCACTATTCCACTCAATACCTACCTCTGGATACTGGTAGTTATAAAAATACCCCACAACATTAGCCTGAATGTCCTTATCCACACACGATAGAATCAGCTTTTCCTTGAGCCAACTGTTCTTGTTAGTACCTTTCTGTTTGAAATACCACCAACCAATAATAGTAAGAATATCATCTGCTTCTTGCCCATCTGCTATCAACACCTTATCTTTGTATTTCCCTTTAACAAACTCTTTGCAATCTTGTAAGAACACAGGCTTAGGTGGGCGCACACCTTTGTAGTTTACAAAATCAGCTTTGTATTCCATGCGGAAGTTACCAACACCACCAATACAGATACGGTAATCGTCTGCTTGTGTTGCTTGAAGGATTGCTTCAATCTTCTGTTTAATTGAATGAAATGCAAATCTAGCTTCTCCTGTAATAATAACTTCGCTTGTTAAATCAAAGTCATCAGCACTTAAACTATGCTTTTCTAACCAAGCTTTATATAGCTTGACCCCCTCAAAGATTTGAGCATTACCGCTATGTTTATTAGTTGCCGTATATTGCAACTTTTGTTGTGCTGCTGCACTAGAGTAAACCAATGTATCAGCGTCAATCACCACTGTTCGTTTTGTCAGGTCAAAACTGTTAAAGTCTATCATTGTTAATCTCTTTGCAAGTTTGTTCATACGCATTATAATATGACTCTACCTCTTTTGCAATAGCTGTTATCACTTGTGGGCATACACTTCTACCAAGTCTCTCAACCTTTTGCTGCCAAGTACCTGTTAAAATATAATCGTCAGGAAAACCCATAAGCCTTTTCATCTCACTGATTGTGTGCCGTCTTTTTTCAAATGGGTGGCACAAACCTGCTGCACCGAGTTTTGAATCTGTGTAAGTTATAGTGTAGCTCGGCTTTGTCCAACGATTCTTTCCAACATTAAACCTAGTAGGATGCCACTTACCTACCCCATCTATCTCGTCCCACTTCTGCATATTAGCATATTTCATTCCTGCACTAAGCAAATCACTTATCTCAGAATCACATCTTTCTACATTTTCCAATGCTTTTTCAACTGATATATACTCTGCCTCGCTGTGTGTTGGTAATGGAAAAACAAAGTCCCCGTTGATTGTTAAATCTTCTCTAACTGCCACTATATAAACTCTAGGTCTTAATTGTGGCGCACCAAAATCGCAAGCACTGATAACCTTATAAAACGGCTTATACCCAACGCTTCGGTAGCACTCTAGTATTTCTAATAATATGGCTTTAGCTTTGCCTTGTGTTAAGCCTTTTACATTCTCAGCAATTATGAACTTAGGTCTCAAGTCACTTGCTAACCTTATAAACTCAAAAAACAAATCATCTACTCGTTGTTTTGTCTCAGAATATTCTTTTACCTTACCCCACAGTTTATCTCTCTTGCCAACAACAGAAAAAGAGGCGCAAGGTGGGCTTCCGTCTACAATATCAACAACTTGCCCACCAATAGCACCCACTATGTCAACACCACTTACGTCTCGGATGTCTTTTTGAACCATAACGGTATCTTTATGATTCTCTTTATAACACTCAGCGGCAGATGGTATGAACTCCAAAGCAGCTAGAACATTAAAGCCAGCATTTTTATAACCCAAACTACTGCCACCACAACCTGAAAACAATGACACAACATTCATAATACACCTTTCCTACATAATATAGCTACAAACAAACCATTTTGCCAAAAAACAGTTACATCTTTAAACCCCACAAAATCTAACATCTCTTTTATCTCTTGCAAGCTAAGGCACTTCATTGTGTTCTGCAACATTAAGTTTTTATCTAAAATCTCTGTGTCAGTAAAGAACTGCCTTTTATCCTGCAAAAGTATATCTTGAAACATCAGGTCTAGTTCACAACCAAGCACAACCTTCTCTGCCAAAACAAAACCTCCACCGACTTCTAGCGCATTGTACACACTCTGTAAGATGCCTAACCTTTTATCCTTTTGTATAAACTGCAATGTAAACACACTCGTAATAAAAGAGATACCACTAAAATCTATTGATAAGGCATCTGAAAGAATAGTGAAGTTTTTATAATTCTCATTTGTGTGAAATGTATTCTCCTTTTCGTAGCAAATTATATTTGTACAACCAGTATGACTAGAAACAAGCTTAGCCAAACCACCATCAGATGAGCCTATATCTATATACCTACCATCTGAACATAGGAAAAACCTAGAGATATTAACTATCATTCTATGTAAATCAGCGTAACCTCTTATACTATTACCTATGTGCTGCTTAAAATTACAACTCACAGAGCTAAACTCAAACTTGTTGTTTGTCATTTCACCCACCTATTATGAATATAAATAGAGGTTAGCATTCCTAGTGCTGCTCCACCATTGTTAACGTGTGTACAGATGATGTGACGCTCCTCAGAAGCGAACCCTACTGCATACTTGATACTGTCATAATCGAATAATACTTTAGTCATACAAACCCCTTAAACTCTTTATTCTTAGGTGATGAGTATGTAATCTCACCTTTCACTGTTTCAAGTACACCTTTTGCGGCATAATGCTTGTAGAAGTTGTTGTCCTCTCCTTCTACTGTCAACACAAATACAACATTTGGATATAAACAACTAAACTCTTTCAAATCCGTGTCACAATCATACCACTTGTTATCTTGCTGTGGCTCTCCAAACTCATCTAAAGAATAATCAGCACCATCACTTTTAGCTTTGAAGTCTAGGAAAATCTCTTTATCCTTTCCCATAGCACCGTATAAATCTAATCTAAAACTACTATACATACCCATCATTTCTCTCCAACAAATTTATTATGAATATAAACAGAAGCAAGCATACCAAAAGATGCACCACTTCCTTGAGCTAACACTGTATGCCAGCCATGCTGTACAATAATACCCACTACAGCTACATCTGTCAATGCTAAGAGATAGGATGTAATAGCTATCATTGTGTACTTACTATGTATTACGTTCTTTTGTTGCCAACCTCGTAAGAAGATAGCTATAAATGATACTAGGAAGGCTGTTAGTTGGATTGTCATGCTTCACCTGCACCTGTTATTCTCTTACTACCAATATCAAAATAATGGTCATCCATCTCAATACCAATAAATTTACGGTTTGTGTTTACACAAGCTACACCTGTAGTACCACTTCCGAAAGTGAAGTCTAAAACCGTTTCACCCTCTTGTGTGTATGTTTTAATTAGGTATTCCATCAGCAGAATTGGTTTTTGTGTCGGGTGTAGCGACTTTGTTTGACTCTCTCTTGCGAAAGTAAGTACATTGCTTTTCTTTGCGTGAGTGTAAGTAACATATTTTCTTGTGCCATCGTTATTTATATTATGCTGACCTGCACCACGAGAACTATCAGACTTACTTATAGGTAGCGTATGGGTATAGGGCTTGCCTAGCTTCTCCCCCTCACTATTATAAAAAGGTTGTTTAGCATAAAACACTGAAATATTTTCATACTTTCTAAGTGGTTGTTTGCCGCTAAAGGCAAATCCTGTCCCTTTCTCTTTAACCCATACCCAATCATATTTATACTCCTTGATGTTTGAACAACGAAGGAAGCTACTAAATGGTTCTGCTCCAAACAAAACAACAGCACCATTAGGTTTAATAATCCGTTTCAACTGTTCCCACATCTTATCCAACGGAATTACTGAATCCCACTTGCAAGCAGTCGTACCATAAGGCGGGTCTGTAAGGATTAAATCAACACTACCACTTTCAATCTCCTTCATCCTTTCTAAACAATCACCTTTCATTAGCCACACATCGTTGGTTTTAATATCACTCATTTACCTTCTCCAATTAACACCAGCAAAGCTTTCTGTAACTCTTTATCATGTTGTATCTTAGTGATAAACTCACTACCTACAAAGTAGTTTACAAACAAATCCCCTTTGCCACCAACAACATTTTCTTCTTTGTAACACTCATCAATCTTACCCTCTACAACAAAAGTAGCCTCCTCTGCACTCATCTTAACATCAAACTTAGACATATCAGCAGCTTTGAAATAAGTTTGGTAATATCTAAACAGCTTACTATTATCACCAATAACAGCTACACAAGGGATGTTACTAGCGCACACATAGCTTTCCTCAACTACATATACACTCTCCTTTGTAACATTCTCTTTGCTCATTACACAAACCACTTGTTGTCCTACTTTAAACTTAGGTTTTAAAGAGTCTGTAATACGGTCAGCTAGGCTTGTTAAATCGTTGTTCATTTTTGTTCTCTCTTATAATACGTTTTGGATTGATTGCATTACGAAACCAATCTCTTGTTTATCAGCTTCATTAAGTTTTGTTGCTTGTTGGAATTGTAAGCCTGTGTTTATACCAAACATACCAGCTAGTGCAATCTTACCTAAGAATAAACCATTTGATACACAAACATCAATTGTGTTGTGTTCATAGCCGCGTTCGTATACTAAGTTTAGCTCTTTCACTTTACACCTCCAACACATTTTGTTTAATAAGTTCTTTTACAACATACATTTCTGCATCAAGCAAGTCGTATAGTGTTGTTGTAATTTTATCACACTCAGTTATGCTTTTGAAGTTATCGTTGAATAAACAAAAACACCATAAGTATTCAATCAAACTAAACTTACCAAGACACTTTGCTTCCCCTTGTTTTGTAGTGTACCCACCACTATCAACAGTAAGGAATGTTTTTCCACTCTCAGAAAAATACACAGCATCATTATTTGTATCAATAAGCTGATCAATCCATTTGTCGTTAATACGAAGAGTTGCGATAACAGAAACACTCATTTTATTCACCT